TTTGATCGTTCAAAGCATTAAATTTATCAGCAAGAGCTTGTGCTTCTTGTTTACGCTCTTCGCATCTATCAGATAGTTTTGACATAAAATTTTTGTAATTATTTTAAAGTGTAGCCGCTGGAACGTATAACGGCAATACGGCTTACGCTGCTTCTAATGCTGCAACTTTTGCTTCAAGTTCTTGTATTGCTTTCATTAAATAAACAACCATACCTGATGGGTTAAAATAATATTTGTCATTTTCATGTTCTACCAACGGATATGCTTCTGGAAAACTATCTACCATTTCTTGAGCAATAAAACCTTTTGATTTATCATCTCCATCATTTTCTTGTAAATAATTAAATTTTTGAGGGTTAATATTTTTAAACAAACTTAAAACATTTTCATCCCAACTTTCAAAATTTTTCTTAAGTGACCTATCTGAAGGATTTGTGTTGAAATTAGTTGTGCTTCCGTTTCCTGTAATAATTCCAACATTAACATCGGCCTGTTCAAAAACTTGAAAAGTTACACTTTGATTGTAATTAGAGGACAGAGTTAATACTCTTTTATCAAATCTTCCTTGGAAAAATTCAACACAATGTGCATTAGCATTGTTTCCACTAGTAACTGATAGACCAGCAGGGTTAGCGTAATAAGATGGAACACTACCAACAGCAGAAACTAATCTTGCACTGACGCTATTAGCACTTGTTGTACCAACTAAAACTTGTCCGCTTTGATTTATTCTCATTCTTTCAGTTGATGTGCTTCCTCCATCATTTGTAGTTGCAAATGTAATCCTTCCAGGTGTATCATTTGACCCAGGAGTACCATCTATAGATACAGTAATATTGGCAACTTCAGATTCAGTATCAGTTCCATCACCTGCTAAATACCTCATTTGACCGACCATAGTGCCATCACTTACTGCTGTACTACCACCAACACTTCCTGATTTTTGTTTTACAAAGAATAGATATGCTCCGCTATTATCATTAGCATTATTTGTAATAGCAACTGTAGATTGAGAAAAATTAGTTCCTTGAACAGAAAGTCTTGGAGTATGTCCGTTATAAACTCTGGCAGTTGAACTATTTATAACTAAATCTCCACCAGACGATATCCTCATACGCTCTGCGGTAGCACCACCAGCAGGTTGTGTCTCAAAAGATAAAGCACCATTATTTGTAGCTCCATCTTGAAAAGCAACAATATTAGCCAAGTTACTATCTACATCTCTATTACCAAATCGGATTCTTCCAAGGTCTCCAGAAGTTGCTCCGTTTGTTCTTGTTAAAGACAATACTGCACCTGATGAGTCATTTACATCTAGCTTTCCATTAGAAGCATCTGTATTACCTATACCTACATTCCCAGACGAATTTATAATCATACGTTCTGAGCCACCATTTAAAACCCTAATAGTTTTACCAGTTTCTTGATTAGCGATAAGCATATTTTCGTTACCATCTAATCCAACTAATATTCCATCAGCAGCAGTTTCACCTGTATCATCATTTGTAAAATGAATTAAGGCATTATTATTATTTGGTGAATGTAAAGATAATTCTCTTGTAGGAGTTTGATTTATACCTACGTTTCCAGACGAATCTATTGTTAATCTTGCTGCATCATTAGTTTCATCATAAATTGTAAACCCACTAGAAACATTAATGCCAAATTTTATTGTAGATTGTTTTTCTAAAATTAATCTTGCTACTGATGAATCAGAAACACATAAGTTTGTTCCGTTTGTAGGTGCTATATCAGTGCTTGTACCTATAAAAATATCACCAACCGAATCTATACGCATACGTTCTGTATTAGCTGTAGAAAAATGAATAATATTACCATCCATCAAAGTTAATTTACAATGTGGTGTATTATCATCACCACCAGTTGCAAGTAATAAGTCACCAGCAGTATTTGTAATCCAAGCTTCTCTAGTATCAGATCCGTCTTTTAATCTAATTGATGGGGTTGTACTTGCATCTGAATTACCTTTTATAACTAAAAGAGCATCTAAAGTTGTCTCTCCTATACCAACTTTTCCAGAAGAATCTATACGCATACGTTCTGAAGCTGCTGTAAAAAACGAAAAGAAATCAGAACTATGATTGTAATTTATAATTCCTCTATACTCTGCATCACCAGATGTTCCGTCAGAAAAATATATTGCTCCTTGTCCATTTGTTGCTGATCTTAAAGTCATACCCATATCAGCAGCCGAAGCAGTGTTTGAGATAGTTAACTCATCTGCTGCTGCGTGTCCTTCTGTAGTAGTTCCTAAAAGCACTCTTCCAGAAGAATCTATACGCATACGTTCTGAACTATTTGTTTTAAATCTTAAAGAAGTAGCACCTGTACTTTCTATTAAAGAAGCACCACTAAAAGCTCCTAACTCAAGAGTATGAGCACTTCCCGAAGCTGAACGACTAATTGCAACTGAAGCACTATTGGTATCAGAAATCTGGAGAAATTTAGTATAACTACCTGCACTCGTAGGACTTGTTGTACCTATACCAACCCGATTGTTAGAAGAATCAACGTGTAAAGTATTGGTGTCAATGGTCATATCACCAGTTCCAGTGATAGCTCCTGTTACGTCAATACCAGCACCAACGTCTAAATTACCAGCTATATCAATATGACCATCAGTGTTGACTTGAAATCTAGTTACAGAATTAGTAGTATCTCTTATTCTAAAAGCTCCATCAATATTTCCTATGTAATAATCTGGGTTATCAGTTGTATCATCAAACGAAATAATAGGTTGTTCTCTAGTAATAGCTAAGTTACCAGACGATGTAATAGTTCCAGTTGTAGTAATATTTCCAGTAAACGTAGATGTACCTGCACTGTCTATTGTTAATCTTGTCGTAGGAGAAGCAGCACCATCAGCCGTTGTGCTGAATACCAAACGACCTGGCATATCATTACTTCCAGGTGTGCCATCTACGTGTGCTGAAATTGTTGCAGCTGAATTATCTGAATCTGTACCGTCATTACCTGCAAAATAAATAAAACCAAGAATGTCATTATTTTGAACAGCTACATCAGAACCAACTGTTGCACCCCTAGATTTATTGAATATAAGAGTAGCACTTCCATTATCTGCTGAGTTTCTTGTAAGACTCATGGAAGATTCATTTACACCCGTTCCTTCTATTTGAAATATAGGTGTTAAACCTTGAGGTGATCTAGCTGTAGACGTTCCAACAAGCAAACGACCTGAAGTGTCAAGCCTGGCTCTTTCTGTAGAAACTGTACGCAATACTAAATCAGCACTATGTAGTGTTCCAAATGTTCCATCATTGATTATTTGTATTCCTGAAGTGCCATGCACACCACAAGTTATTTGACCTGCACTTGTTGCTATATTATTGCTAACACTTAATGCTCCAGTAATAGTTACTCCAGTATTAGCAGTTAATCTTGTTGTTCCTCCAGCAGCTAAACTAACACTATTGGTTCCACCAAATATTCCGCTATCGCTATCTCCAAAATTAATAGAAGGTCCAGAGTTACTACCAGCAATGGCTGTTAAAACACCTGTCATCGTACTACCAGCTTTTGCTACATAATTAGTATTTGATGTGGTACGTTCTGCAACTGTTACCGCATTTAAACCAGCAGGGGTTACAACTCTATTTGTAGCTGTTCCAGTTGTTGTCTCACTATTAGTTGCTAATTCAGATATACCCGAAACTGTAGTAGTAGCAGTAGGTGTTGATAAACT